TCACTTCGTTCTAAAGAAGAAAACGGAAAAAGGGCCACAGCCAGATCGGTTGGCAGAAGCCCCAGCCGCACGGTTTCGCAAGCATTATGCGCAGGAAAACTCCTACGTGGCTGCTAGGAACTGCTGGTTTTTCAGGGTTTGGCCTCGAACCGTGCACAGATCCGCAGGTGGTTCGCCGCACCCGCGTGCCTGCATCATGCGCGAGGCACCCCCTCGGGGGGGTGGGGGGTCCGAACTTGTCTATGTATAGATATGGAGGGACAACGCGTTTACGATTTTAATGTCAGGTGTTGCTTGTTCTGAAGCCTGTCTGCGATATAGTACTAAGTACCATCCCCCGTCTGGGGGACGGGGGATGTTTACTAAGTACCACCCAATAAAGGGTTGGTTTGTCCCAAAGTTTTTTAAATAAATATCTTAGATGTACGAATGGGACAACTAGGATGTTTGTTAGAGGTGATAGAAATGCCACAGAACGGTGGAGGCCGTGGATGGGTCGTAGACCCAGACACAGGCCAGAAACAGATGCCAACACTCTGGAAAGAACTCCTAGATTGGCTCCTACTCGGTCCTGAAAGATCTCCGCGGACACAGAGAGAGTGGGCAGCAGACCACGACATACACGAAGACTCGATTCGTCGTATAAAGAAAGATACCCGTTTCATTAAAGAATGGGATCGGCGTGCTGCCGAATTGAACATTAACCCTGAAAGGGTTCAGAGCGTCATTGATGCGCTCTGGCAGCAGGCCGCTGGGGGCGATGTGAAGGCGGCTTCGCTGTATCTGCAATATATAGATAAGTTCACTCCGAAACGTAAGGTTTCGGTGGAGGATGATCGGGACGTTGCTTCTTTTAGTGACGAAGAACTTGCTGAGGCTCTTGAGGCTGAAGTGGTTAATTTGAGGATGGTGGAAAGTGCCTAAAGTTGGTGGCAAACATTTTTCTTATTCAGCTAAGGGGCGTAAGGCGGCTAAGTCGTACGCAAAAAAGACGGGGAAAAAAGTTACCAATAAGAAAAAACGATGACGGAGCTTCAGGATTTGAAAGACGATGGCATGTGGATGCAGTTGGAGGAGATGGGGGAGCGTCCAGAGTTGCTTACTGATCCGTTTTTAGATGATGAACCGTTGGAATGCGGATTGGATGATGTTGAGGTATGTGAATCATGCCAGTAGGGGGTTGTTATGACGATAGAGGATGTTGCGGAAACGGCGGATGTTTGGTCGAAGGCGATCAAAAAGATTGTTGCAGCGATTGGTGCTGCTGTGGTGGCCCTGATTGCTGCTGTCAGCGGTGTGACAATGCTGTTGTCGGATGATGAAGCTAAACCTGTTCGGGTTGAGACAGAGTATGTTGGGGGTGGGTCTACTTTTGGCCCTCAGTGTTCTCAGTTGATGTCTACGATTGAGCACACTTGGACGGAACAGCAATGGTCTGTTTGGGAGCAGTTGCGTAAAAGTATGGGTTGCTAGTGGGTCGTGTAAGTGAGCTTCGACAAGAGGCAGAGTGGCGGAAGTGTCAGCGAGATGAAAAATACTTTTTACAGAATTACTGGCACATTGCTCACCCTGCTCACGGTCGTATTCTTTTTTCTTTACGTACGGCTCAAACGCAAGCTCTCAAAGAGTGGGCGGAAAATAGGTATTCACTTACCTTAAAAGCCCGTCAGATTGGGTGGACGACTTTGGTGTCGGCTCACCAATTTTGGTTAGCGTTTTTTAGAGACGATCAAAATATTATTGATTTGTCGCGGACAGAGCGAGAGTCGGTGTTGCTTCTTCGTAAAACGAAGTATGGCTATAAGCATTTGCCTGATTGGATGGTGGAGCGTGGACCGCAGTCTTTGGTTGAGCACCAGCAGCGGATGGGATTTGGTAATGGCTCGCAGATCACGTCTATGCCTTCTGCGTCAGATCCTGCCCGTGGTGAATCAGCGACACTTATCGTGGTTGATGAGTGGGCTTTCCTCCCCAATCCAGAGGAAGCGTGGGCTTCGATAGAGCCAGTGGCTGACGTTGGTGGCCGTATTATTGGGCTTTCTACTGCTAATGGGTCTGGTAACTTTTTTCATAGTTTGTGGACTGGGGCGGCAACGGGTAATAACAAGTTTTCGCCTATGTTTTTTCCTTGGTCTGCTTCTGAGGATCGGGATGATTCATGGTATGAGGGCAAAATTTCTTCAATGCTCCCCTGGCAGCTTGCACAGGAGTACCCAACTACCCCTGAGGAAGCTTTCGTTAGGTCAGGAAATCCTGTGTTTGATTTGGATGTTCTTGATTCTTTGCGTAGTTTTGTTTCAGTGGGCAAAACGGGTTATTTGCATGAATCCCATAAAGATGTTTTGGAGTTCAGATGCTGACGGTGTGGCAGGAACCAGAGCGTTGGAGCGGATACGTCCTTGGCGTGGATACGGCTGAGGGTTTAGGTCATGGCGATTATTCGTGTGTTCAGGTTATTGATGCCAAGAATGGGGAACAGGTAGCTATTTGGCATGGTCGGATACCGCCTGATGAGTTAGCTACTGAGGTTTATCGTATTGGTTTGTGGTATGGGAACGCTCTTTGTTGCGTGGAGGCCAATAACCACGGTTTGACTACTATTACTCAGCTTCGACAGTTGGGTTATCCGAATATGTATCGTCGTCGTACGTTAAATCAGACTACGCAACGTATTTCGCAGGAGTTTGGTTGGAAGACAACTAGGACTTCTAAGCCTTTAATGATTGATGAGCTTGGGGCGGCTTTAAAAAATGAAGAACTGATCTTGCATGATGAGTACACGCTCGCTGAGTTGCGAACTTTTACGCGAAATGATCGCGGACAGATGTCAGGTTCTCCCCATGATGACCGTGTTATGGCTTTAGCTGTCGCTAACCAGATGCGTAAGCACGCTTTTGTGCCTGAATATGTTCAAAATGTGGATGATACATTTACTTTTGATTGGTGGATGAGGCAGATCCCTCGTAATGCACCGATCTCGGATACTATTGGTGTCCATACCTCTCGTGGGACAGTATAAACGTTTACGTAGGGACTCTTAGCTAGGAGCGCTTAATGTCCAAACCAAATAAGTACAATGCCTCAGGAATGGGTGCCCAGCCGAAGTTGAATGCAAATCAGCTTTGGAATGGTCCTTCTCGTCCTGGTGGTTCACAAGTTTCAACACCTAGTTTCACTGGTGACAACAATGCACACCCTGGTGATAAGGGTTCTTCGATGTCTATTCGGGAAACTCCTCTTAACCAGCATGGGCACACTGGTCGAGTAGAACCTGGTCCTGGGCTTCCTCAGCCAGATGGTTCTGTTCGTAACTCCTGATAGTGGCGGTTCTCCATAACGGGGCGACCTTTGAAGAATTTGTTGAGTATGTCTCGGAACGTCGTGGTGACGTTCCGATGACAGAACTCAAGGAGTTGTATGAGCGTCGCCTTAGGTTGAAGTCAGTGTCAATCGCTAGAGGTGAAACTATTCGTGCGATGTTGCCTCCTGATGAGCAGGATCTCACAATGAGGGAACGAGAAAATAAGGTGCTTGCAGAAGCTCGCGCTGCTGGGCATGAGCCTGAGCGGGCTTAAACGTTGGGTTAGGGAATGGCAAGAGAAACGAAGTCGGAAAAATACGAAAAAGTCGATGACCGTCTTCGGCTAGCTCAACGTTGGCGTAACGATGAGGGGTACGACGAAAAATGGCGTCGTATGATTGACCTTTATAGTGGCAAAACTTATTGGGGCGATACCCAAAGTTGGCCTCGCACTAACAGTGACAGAATTTCTGTGAACTTAGCGTTCTCTACGATTAATGTTATTGGCCCTGCGGTTTCCGTAAACCATCCCAAGATAACTGTTTCAGCGAACAAAGAATCAGACGCTGACAGAGCAGTTTTTGTTGAGGCGGTTATGAACTACCTGTGGCGTCACTTCGATTATCGTAAGCCTTTCAGAAGGGCAGTAAAAGATTTCCTCATCATCGGCCATGCGTGGGTGAAGGTTGGCTGGAAATTTGTTGAAGAAGAACGCAGATTAAGTGGTTACGAAATTGATGATGAAGTGGTTCGTTCAATCCAAGAGATTGACGATTTCGCTATGGAAAATCCAGCTTTCGCTGGCGACCTGCCATCCGACCAAGATGTCATTGATTCCGTTCCGACTACGGAAATGGTTATTCTTGAAGACCAACCATTTGTGGAACGCATCTCTCCCTTCGACATGTTTGTGGACCCCGAGGCTACGTGTCTGGACGACGCTAAGTGGATTGCGCAACGAATTGTGCGACCATTGTCTGAGGTCAAGAAAGATAAACGTTACAAGGGAAGTGTTCGGCGTTCCCTTGAACCAGATGCAGGGTTAAGAACTCGTTGGAGTAATGACACTGAACGAGATGAATATTCAAACGACGTTGATCGTGTAACTATCTACGAATACTACGACCTTGAAGCTGGCACCCTCTCTGTCTGCGCTCACCAAGCTAACGATTACCTTTTAGATCCAACTCCTATGCCTTACGCATTTGGACATCCTTTTGTGATGATGCGGAACTACGACATTCCTGATGTCTTTTATCCGATGGGTGACTTGGATCAGATTGAATCACTTCAAGAAGAATTAAATAAAACTCGTACTCAAATGACGAACCATCGTAAAAGGTATGCAAGAAAATACCTTTACCATGAGCGGTCGTTTGGTCCTGAAGGCAGAGAGGCTCTTGAATCTGACGAAGATGGGCGTTTTGTTCCTGTCGTGGATGAGAACAGAGATTTGAGTTCAGTTGTTACGCCTTTGCCTCAGGTTCCTTTAGCTCCTGAGATTTATGAACAATCTCATATTATTGAACAAGATATAAATACTGTTAGCGGTGTCTCTGAGTATTCACGCGGACAGATGCCAGAAATTAGGCGTACAGCGACTGAAGCAAGCATTATCGCTGATGCGGGCAACGCCCGTTCAGCAGACAAACTTGCGACTGTCGAAATTATTATTGGTGATGTCGCTCGTCGCATTCTTCAGTTGATGCAGCAATACATGACGCAACCTCAGATGGTGCGGATACAAGGCCGCAACGCTGAAGAATATTATGTTGCTTACACTCGTGAAGATATTCTAGGTGAATATGATTTTTCGGTTGAGGGTGGATCGACTCAACCATTAAATGAAACAGCTAGAAGGCAACAAGCGATTTCTTTAATGAATGCTGTTTCTCCTCTTGTGGGTACTGTCATTGATCCCAATGAACTTGCCCGATATGTTCTGCAATTTGGTTTTGGGGTGAAAGATCCCGACAAATTTATTATGCAGCAACAAACGCCTATGGATGCAGAGGTGGCACAGGAAGAATCTGGTGGGGTGGCCGAACCTTATGGCGCACCTCCAATGGCGCAAGGTGGTATGGGGCCTGGTCCTATACCTAACCAAGTTTTTGAAGCAACAGGCGGGGTTCCTCCCGAATTGCTTTCGCAACTTCAAAATCAAATGGGTGTGGAGTTGCCTAATCTATAGTGGGACAGTAAGTCCTTAATAGTTAAGGAATAACCGAAAGGATTCCAGTATGGAAACGACGGAACTGGGTAACAGTAATCCAGCAGTTTCAGGAGATAGTTCAAACGGAGAGAGATATTCTGTCAAAGTTGATGGAGTGGAACAACTCGTAACTTTGGACGAACTCCAAAATGGGTACCAACGTCAAGCTGATTACACACGTAAAACGCAAGAGTTGGCCCGAGAACGCGAGAGATTGACTCAAGCTGAAACAATAGTGCAAGCATTAGAAACCGATCCCCAGTCTGCCATCTCCGCTTTAGGAGATGCGTTTGGAGTTGGGGTAGGTATGGGTAACCAAACTCACCAGATGCCAGAAGATGATTTGGATGATTTGGACCCAGACGAAGTTCGCTTGCGTCGTATTGAGTCGGCCATTGAAGAACAAAATCGAGCGCACAGACAAGACAATTTGCGTAAAGAAATGGACGTTATCCGCGATAAGTACGAAACAGACATATCTGAGCAAGAACTTTATGCTCACGCTTTGAAACACAATATTGGCAATCTTGACGCTGCTTACGCGCATCTCAACTATGAAAATATGTTGACGAATACTCAGGCAGAACAGCAAGAAGCGCAAATTTTGGAGGAAAAGCGTAATGCAGTAGTGGTTGATTCAACTCCTGGTTCTGCTCCGACAAGTCTGGAACGTGCCGCTGGCGCAGTTAATTCCATTCACGACGCATTTGAACTTGCTCGATCCGAATTAGCACAACAATAAAATTAACGATAGGAGTGTCAAATGGCTGGAAACGCCGATTTTGATGCAATTCTGAGCACAACGCTCAAAAACTACGTACCTAAGTTGGCTGATAACGTATTCACGGCTCGTCCTCTGTTTTATGCGCTTACCAATGGTCAGACCATTCGGCGCATTAACGGTGGTGCCAAGATCGTTGTCCCAATTATTTATGGTGCAAACTCAACTGCTGCTTCATACAGTGGCGCTGACACTATTGCAATCACCGCTCAAGAAGGCATTACTGCCGCAGAGTATGATTGGAAACAGTACGCAGCGACTGTAACCATTACTGGTATTGAAGAAGCAAAGAACAACGGCGAAGCAGCGATCATTGATCTTCTCGAAGGCAAGATCATGCAAGCCGAAGAAACCATCATCGAGAACATGAATACCATGTTGTGGGGTGATGGTAACGGTAATGGCGGTAAAGATTTCATGGGTATCCAGGGAATCGTTGCTGGTGGCACACTGGGTGGAATCAACTCAGCAGCGGCTGGTAACTCGTGGTGGGCACCAACAATGACCAACCACGGTGCTGCTGCATTAACTACAGCAGCTATGTCGTCGGTTTATAACACCATTTCAGTTGGTAACGATCAGCCGACCATCATATTTACCGACCAAGAACGGTACGAAGATTATGAAGCTCTGCTTCAGCCAAATCTTCGGTACACAAGCGCAACAATTGCTGACGCAGGGTTCCAGAACCTCCTTTTTAAGGGAGCACCAGTAACCTTCGATAGCTCTTGTGAAGCTAAAGCAATGTACTTCCTTAACACGAAGTACCTCAGGCTTGTAGCCCACACGGACACTTGGTTCCAACCAACTCCGTTTGTGCGTCCTACAAACCAAGATGCGCGTTATGCTCAAATTCTCTGTTACGGAGAGTTGACATGCGCAAACCGAGCACGTCAAGGACGACTGTTCAACATTCAATAACAAATTAGAAGTGGGGGGGAATTGATTCCCTCCCACTTCAGAACAGTGGAGTGAGAATGCAGCGAGAAGTAGCTTTGGTTTATAGTCGGGACGCTAGACCCGCAGGTTCAAGTGAAACAAGTCCAGACCATTATGCGCCTGGACAAGCGGCTGGGGCACGGCCCATGCCTGGGATCACTGAATTCATTGAAGAAACCATAGAAACTGCTTCTCCTGCATCTTGCTCTGCAACGACCCGCGCGGGAAACCCCTGTAAAGCCTTTCCTGTCGGCGGGTCGGATCTTTGTGTTGGTCACACGAATCAGGCAAGGGCTGGTTTAGGTGACCATGAGGCTGAATTATGACTTATACGAACATGACGTTGCAGCAGATTCGAGATCAAGTTCGTAATGTTGTCGATATTGATAGCAGCGATATTAGCGATCAGACACTTGACATTATGATTGGTCAAGGTTTCGACACTATTGCTTATAGTGAGAAACGTTGGCCTTTTTATGACATATCAACAACTTTTAATACGATAATAGATGACAAGACTTACACGCTGACACAGGTGGCTGCTGCACCTGATGCTGTTTCGCAAGGTCTTAGGGAAATAGTTGCATTAAGAAACGATGACCACGTAATGCGGTTTATCGGAAACGATGATGCAGATTCTAATTATCCTTTAGATACAACTTCTTCTAGTACCCCTTGGGAGTGGAGTTTCTGGGAAGACACAGTTACGTTCTACCCAACTCCCAACGCGGTGCAAACTATTTATGTTCGGGCTTTACGTAACCCAACTCCTTTTGGATTTGGTTCTGGAGCTAGCGATGTTCCAGATTTACCAAGTCCTTTCCATCCGATTCTTGCAACTTATGCGACTGCTCGGGCTTACATGCAGCAGGAAGATCCTGTTATGGCCCAACAGTACCAAGCTCAATTTCAAATTGAGTTAGATAATGTTGCTCGTAGGTATGCAGATACTCCTGCCCCTCAACCAATGATCGCTAATAGCCGTCGGTCTAGTCGTTATCTCGCTGGTTTTGGCACTTTGCGTTATGCCAATTCTGGCGGCGTTGAGTGGTAGCAGATGGCTACCGCACGCCGCCAATTCTCTCTTGAAGTTCTCGAATCTTTTTCAGGTGGGTTAAACCTACGAAGCGACCAGTTCAACTTAGATGAGAGCGAATCGCCTGACATGTTAAATGTTACGGTTGATCCTCGTGGTGGTATTCGTATGCGCGACGGTGTGAACCGTCGAAACACTACTGCCTTAAGCGCTGACGTTAAAGGCATGTGGGGTTTTCACACAGATAGTGGAACAAATCACTTGATGGTCAACTGGGGAACAAAGGTTGGCTATTCTGAGACAGACAATTTTCTAGAATTATCGGGAATCACAGCAAGGACGGACGGATCTCGTGTTTACGGGATCACTATGAACAATGTTGCTTACGGCGTTAGCTTTGACAAGCCATCTTTCAAGTGGAATGGGATTGCGGCTTCGGATCTCGGAACCACCTTTGGGGCAAGCGGAAACATGCCGCAAGCTCAATACGTGGCCTTCTGGAACAACTTTGCTTGGGTCGCAAGTACCAAAGAATCCGCGACCGACTACAAATCTAGGCTGAGATGGTCGAACACAAACGATCCAGAAACTTGGTCAGCGGAAGATTATGTAGATATAGACAAAGGCGAACACGGCGATTACATCACCGCTTTAGTTCCATCAGGCGACAGACTTCTAGTTTTTAAAACTAAAAGTGTTCACGCTGTATTTGGCTTTGACTCAGACTCATTTCAAGTTGTAACTCTTTCAAATGATGTTGGTTCTATTGGTTTGTCATCTCCAGTAAATACACCTTTTGGAACGTTTTTCTGGTTCCAAGAAGAAGGTGTTTACAATTACAACGGTGAAAGTTTTACGTGGATATTCTCTAAACTTAAACCTGCCATAGATGATGGGCGTATTACTTTTGGAACCCCTCCAGAGTTAGCGTGGGGAAACAACAAACTTTACGTAAGTCTCGATTGGACAGATGTGAATGGTGGAGTAGCTTCAACTACTCGTCGCACGCTCACATTTGACCCAACTTTGGGTCAAGGTGGAGCGTGGACTACAAGCGATATTGACGCTGGTCCTTTGTTCGCATATGAACCTCCAGGTGGTAGCCCTAGTGTTTTTGGTGGATGCGTAGCCAATACGGGCAGAGTTATAGAAATAGAAGATGGTCAAAAGCGTGACGCTGACAGATACACAGCTTCAGGGGAAACGCATATTACTTCGTATTTCATTACACGTTGGGTGACAGGGAAAGACCCTATTGTTAAGAAACGTTGGGGTCGTCCCCGTGTGGTCGTGTCTGCGGAAGAAACCTTAACTTTAACGTTTGATATTTATAAAGATTACGATAAATCAACTGCGACCATTGATGGTCAGCAGTTAAGTGTTGTGGGTAAAACTTCTGCTTCTCGCTGGAATACAGCAAAATGGAACGATAGTGATACTGCTTCAGCAACTAAAGCCTTTTGGGATGCTATTGGGCGTGATTTAACAGCAGATGTGAAGAACCTTCCCACACTTGGGACAGGCAGAGCGGTAAGTATGAGGATTGATGGCCCTGCTTCTGCTAATTTGCATTGGGAAATCAACGCTTTGGCATTTACTTATACGCCAAGGAGACTCCGTTAATGGGAACTTTAACTATCCCAAACTCGTTTAGCGCTGGCACAACCATTGTTGCCAACGATATGAATGCCAACTTTACGGCAGTAAAGAATTACGCAGAAGGCGATGTTCTACAAACGAGTACTGCTACCAATAAGGGCGATCTTTATGTCGCTTCGAGTAGTGGTGTTGTCACTCGATTGGCTGCTGGCACAAATGATTATGTGTTGACTGCGGCTTCGGGTGAAGCAACAGGTCTTAAGTGGGCTGCCGCTCCTGCGGATGCGACGAAAATGCCGCTTGCTGGCGGTACTTTTACTGGTTCTGTTACGTTTGATGCAACAAACACGTTTGAGGCAGCAAACACGTATCAGGGTGCCAGCCCAATGCTGCTTACAGGTGCAACTACTGGTAATGGGTACGAAATCACTATTTCGGTAACTGACCCTACCGCTGACAGGACTATTACTTTGCCTAATGCGACTGGGACAGTAGCGCTTACTAGTGATATACCCACGTCTGTGAACGGTACATCGGATAACATTATTTCTAATCAGGTCTTTAGCTAAGGAATAGATATGGCAACATACTCCAAGGTCGCTTTAAGCGGTGGGGCTGCTGATGGCACAGGTATCGAACTTGCCGTTGACAGTGGCACGTTTACGACCATTCACACAACTACAACTACAGTTTCGACTCTTGACGAGATATGGCTGTATGCGTCTAACACGGATACAACGGATCGCAAGATCACGTTGAAGTTCGGTGGAACTGACGATCCAGACGATCTTATTGAGTACACCGTAGTAGCCGAAAGCGGTTTGGCTCTTGTAGTTCCAGGTTTAATTCTTGCTGGTAAAGCAAGTACTGGTCTTATCTTGCTTGGTGCTGCGGCTGTTGCCTCGAAAGTAACTGTATTTGGTTACGTAAATCGTATAACTGCCTAATCGGAGGACTAGATGTCTATTCGACAGGACCGAGTTAATCCAAGCACGTATATAGCTAATTGGAAAGGCCGTACGGACACGCCTAAGGCGTGGCCTGGCACTTCTGTTTCTACGTGGTTGAACGGTGGTCTGTTTGGTGGTGGCGCAGACAACTGGGTTATGTCTATCGACCTTAGCCCAGGCGACGCTATGGGTGATTATGGGTATTCGTGGGGCTGCTATTTTGACCGAACAAATGAAAAACTTTATTGGGTAGGTGGCACAGCAGGTCTTGGTTCTAATTATCCAAGAATAGGGAAGATGGATGCAGATGGGAACCAAGAATGGGCCTATCAGTACAACGTCGATACCTCTACGAACTGGTCATTTCAAAGTAATGGTGGAGGGCATTGGATAGATACTGGGCAACAGCAGTCGGGTACAGAGAACTATCTTATTTTTAATTTCAAGGGATATAACTCGCCAAATAGTTCGTATCCAGCTTGCTTCTGGAGAATGAATCCTTCAACTGGAGAAGTAGACACAGACGTAAAAGTTGGAGATAGCTATGGGTGGCAGATGTATACCTACGGGGATGCAACAAAATTGGATAGCGACAACATTTATTTCCCGATAGGACAGTGGACCAACTTTTCGGGATATGGCGCTTGCATTGTTAAGTACAATCATGGCCTTACGGATAAATATAACGTCAGGCTTTGGAATGGTTCGAGTACTTCCCCTGGCGCTATTGTTTATGGTCCTGGTTCCACGGTAAGCAATTCAAATATTTGTATGCTAATGGGGCAGGGCAGATGTACTTATACTAAACATCAGAACATTACAGGTACAGGGAACTTGGCTGCTGTCGGCCAAATGATGCAAGTCAATACTACGTTCGACACTTACGGTTTCTATAGCAGCGGATACCCTGGGTCTGGAGTCTTTACTTATCCGCTTTGCCAAAAGCAGAACAGTTACAAGTTAGGCAAAATGTGGCCTGACAATAACACGACTACTGACACTTGGTTCAAAGAGTACAGTGTCACGTCACCTGGTACTCTGGCTGATATCCGTGATGGCCATGGCGGCAACATGCTAGCTACGGATAGTGCGTCTAATAATTATTTCATTGCCCGAGATTACGGTGGTGGTCACACTTATCAAGATGCTTTATATCTTGCAAAAGTAGATGTAGACGGCAACCTGGAGTGGAGTAGGGCATTCAAATTTAGCAATACCGCTATTTCGTCACCTGGAACTAGTCCTCCGTATCGTGCA